GCGATCCATTCGGACTTCAGACCTTTGGTGACCAGGCGGATGCTGGAATCAACCATCGAATCGGTTTGAATGTCATAAACCTTGACCCACATTGGGTTTCCCTGTTCGTCCACTTCCTCGCGGTCGTTTAGAAGTTTGGGGTTGTTTGGCCCCCAATAGAACCGCTGGTCGTAAGGTTCCGAAACATCGGGCACCTCAACGATGCCGAGTTCAGCGCGGATGGCGGAATCACGCAGATGCGGGTATGTCACGCCCTCTGAAGTAGTGTAGGACCGGTCGATGCGGATTGGTTGGCCATTGAGTTGGAATGCCATGATTACCTCGCAAGAGCGTATTTAAATGGGTTTTCGGCAAAGGCCGCGTATATATATGTAGAACCTGATCCGTTATCAAACGCACCATCGTTTCTTATTTTGAAACCGTTTGAAAGAATGTCAATGTCCCACACATTTGCTCCGCTAGAAGTATTTTCTGCGGCAAAATCATTTGGGGCTAACCACTTATATGCCCAGTTGTATGTGTCTCTAGTAGTGTCCCAAACATACCAACTGCCAGTGGTATTGGTGCGTTTCAATAAAACATAACGAGGCCGAAAATTTGTAAAGACAAAGGGGCCATCGCTTGACCCGTTGCCGACAAAACTCCCGAAGGCGCTGAACGCAGAAACTGGTGCAAAACAATACGCCACGAATGTTCCGCCGCTTCCGTTAATACTTGTGTCGGTTCCGGCAGTAAACACGGTGATGGTTGGGCTGGTGCTATTCCAATATACGTTGCTGGTTCCGCCGCTACTGGTTGAATCTAAAAACAATGCCCTAGTGTTTCCAGTAGAGATATGTTGAACGTGCCACGAATAGCCAGAGCCGCCGTTTCTACGCTTCACAATGACCATAGACGGGGCGATTCCAATTCCGTGGCCAATGGTGCCGACAGAACCCGTTCCGCTATAAGTGACCACGGAAACGCCAGAGGTTGTGTTGGCTGAGACTGTGCTTTGAATAGTGCCAATATTGTTTGTTACGCCAGAGCCGTTGGCTTTCCACACCCAGCCAACGTAAGTTCTTCCAGAAGCGTTATTGTCCCCTCCGCCGCCAGAACCATCTAAATCAAATCCAGTTGAAGTAATACCCGCAAAACCGTTACCAGTGCTAGATTCCTGATCAGATGTGTTAGGGACAAGTCTTGCAATTCCACCGCGAACAATATCAAACACGTTATGGTAATCGGCGTTGCTTCTTGACTTATTCCACACCAATCCTGGTTGAAAACCAGTTGAAATGCTTTGTGCGGTCTGAGTGCCAGTCCACAAAAAAGCATTCATATAGTCAGAACCATCAAGAACGGTTGGTTCAGGCAAGTTGGTTGTTACCAGAGCCTTGAACCCCGAGGGGGCCGTGTAGGAAAAGGGTCTTTGACCAAAGTTTAGTGTCCAGCCTTGTGAGTTGTAGGCGCTGACCCCAGGAATATATGTTCCCGCTGGGATAGATGAAAAAGCAGCGTTTGTTCCAGCAGCCGGATCACCGCTGGCCTGCCATGTATTGTTTTTGGCAAACCAAATTTTGCCGCTATCAAGGTCTAATGCGACTCCAATGACATCATTGGTTGTATATGAATTTCCATAGGAGGAGTCGGTATTGTTGTTCCGTTTGTCACCGTTTGAAAAGTAACTATATCCGGTTGCGGAATAACCAATGACTCTAGACGCAGAAACTGTATCGTTAAAAATTGTGCTATTGCTTGGTTCAATACCAATAAAAGACACTGAAGCGCCAGAATTTGCTGTGCCTTCAAAGTACCACTTACCACTTGATAGACCAAGAGTTGAACCTATTGATTTTGCATATGTTGAATTAGCAAAAACAACATCAAGATTTCCATTTGATACAGTAATACTGAAACCCGCTGGAAACGCCAAAGGGTTTAGTGTGGAATAGTTGCCCCGCACCGTCCCGCCAGCGGCTGTATCCGTGCCCCATAGCGTAGGAACATCGACCAGGCTATCGTTGCCAGCACCAGCAGTCACCGAGAAGTTGTTGGGCGTCCAGTTGTTGCCGTTGCCAGAGTAGTCTTTTCCCAGGGTCGTGCTGGTGGTACCGGAGTTGTCAGAAAAGTTGATGTAAAACCCGTTGGTTCCATATGTGCCCGCATACTCAATCGGTTGCCATACGCCTGTATCAGGGTTTGTTTCACCAAACGATGATGGGGTTAGGGCTTGGCCATCAATGAAGTTGATCTCGGTGAGGTAGCCATCAAAGTAAAATCCGCTAGTGATTGTGTACCTACCAATGTTGTGAATAACATTGCTGTTAATATAACTTTGCTCACCAGAAGACGGATGCGTTTCAACAGTCCAGTTATTTACCTCTACACCATTTACCCATAATCTTGTTCTATTACCAGCGGTTGCGTTATTCGTGTCCCACACCCAAACTAAGTGATACCACGATGATGGATCACGATAAACAGGGGTTGACTCATATTCAACTGTTGTGTTGCGAATTTTGATAATGTCGGCAGAAGTCCAATATATGTAAGAAGCATTTGATGCATCTGCACTTAACAAGAACATTCCTGTTCCATTTTTACATTTCTTTGCCCAACATGAAAAAGTCCAAGTTGTTCTGTTACCAGCAGACGCAGGAGTACGATTTAGGTAAGCAGAATCCGCAGAGTTAAACCGCAAACTGCGGTCAATCTCATACCCGCCTAGCGCAGACTCAATAGCGGTGCCAGCAATGATGGACATTAGGTCAGCGCTCCAGATGCGGTGACGGCCACGTTGGTGCCATCAGGTGAATAGTATGAGAGCCAATAAATTCCCGCAGTCGAGATGGCCGTCAGAACATCGGCGTTGATATAAACCGCAGCCGCAGCCGAGACCGTGTAACCGCCGGAGTTGTCCAGCCAGATGTTTCCTGACTGGCCCGCAGTGATGTTGGTGAACGTCAACGTAAACGTACCCGTGGGGGTGCATTTGAAGTTGTTGGTCACGTTCATGTCGAACGAACCATCGTTGTCCGTGGTCACCGTTCCGCGCTGGGGGGCCGTGAAAGTCTGAGCAATCCCCAGGCCAGCAACAGTCGTGCTAGACGCAGGGAAGGTCATGGTGGTGCTATCGGTACCAGACAGGGTCAGGCTATTGTTTGCGGTCAGCGTCTTGCCAGCCGCAATCGTCAGCGTACCGGTGCCGGTCGTGAACGTGTTTCCGTTGACCGTTCCAGTCAGAGGCCCGCTAAGTGCAGTTGCCGTAAGCGTTCCGGTCGAGGGATTAAATTGCAGTTTGGTAGACGATACGTCCAGGGTCGTTTCGTTGCCCGTGGTCAGGTTCGAGAACGTGATGTAGCGGGTCGCGTTGGTCGTGGTGTCATCGGTGATGGTGACGCCGGAGGTGTCAGATGACCAGGTCGGAACGCCAGAGGCTAGTTTTAGCACCTGGCCATCAGAGCCCGCAGCCAGGAATGTCGTGGTGTTGGATGCTGACTGGTAGGGCAGGGAGCCAGTCGCGCCACCGGCCAGGCTGGTTGCCAGCCCTGCGGTAACCGTGGACGGTGCCCTGTTTTCCCACCGACCGTCCGCGTTATCCCAAACAATCAGGTCGTTGTCTGACGGGCTGATAGCATAGACGTTGGACAGGTCATTCAGGCGAGGCTCAAACGTGGGCCGCACAAAGACGGTTCCGTTGGCGTTGGCATAGACCACCGCGCAGACCTGAACCTTGGCGTTGGGTGCGGTCGGTACGTTTTTGGACAGGCCACCCGTAACCGCAGGGTTGTAGTAAAGAACATCCCCGTTTGCCCAAGTCTCGCTCGATGCGGAACCCGTGGTATCAAACCCACGCACTTCGCCAAACGAGGACACATAGCCCCATGAGTTCAGCGTGATGTCCTCGGCAGCAATGCCCAGAATGTATGAGCCGGTCGCAGCCGTTAGACCGGTGGCCGGTGCAGCAGTCAGACCACCAGAGGCTCCCAGGGTGCCGGTAAACATGACCACCTGACCCTTGGTGATGGCGCTCGATGCCTTGACGCGGTAGTACTGATCCTCGCCAATCTGCTGAAGAACGTTGCCGCCAGCCATGACCATTTCCAGGCTTTGGCAGTTGTCCGCATCGTTCCAAGACACCGAACCCGCACCGCCAACCACACCGGTTGGGGTGACATCAAAGTTCAGTTCAGTGATGTTTTGCAGGGCACCAGCGTCAGACAGGGTGATGGCCGAGTTCTGAATAATCTTGCCGGTGGTGCTATCGAACCGCGCAATAGCGTTATCGGTCGATGAGGCGGGGCCAGAGACGTCACCATAAGCGGTTGGGGTAGCCCAGGAAGGGACGCCAGCCGCAAGGGTGAGAACCTGGCCGTTAGAGCCAGCAGCGAGGAACGTGGTAGTGCCAGAGCCGCTTTGATATGGCAGCGAACCGGTCGCACCACCGCCCAGATTGGTTGCGGTTGTTGCAGTTGTTGCGGTTGTTGCGGTTGCGGCGTTGCCCGAAATCGAGCCCGTAATGATGTTAGACACCGTCAAATCGGTCAGGGTGCCAACGCCTGTGATGCCGCTATATGTGCCACTCAAACGGCCAGAATCGATGGTTCCAGCGGTGATTTGGTTGGCGTTAATCGCAATGTTTGTGTTGGTAACGCTAGTGATTTGACCCTGGGCGTTAACCGCAAACACGGGAACCGCAGCCGCAGAGCCATAAGTTGCAGCCGCTACGCCCGTGTTGGTGATGCTGAACGTGTTAGACGATAGGGTTAACCCTGTGCCCGCAAAGTAGGCGCCGGAAACCTGGAAGTTTGACCAGTTGACCGCAGTTGATCCGAGGGTGCCGCCTGGCTGAATGTAGCAATACCAGGCCGAGCCGGCCAAACCGCCAGAGGTAACAAACACCAGGGCAGACACCAGTTCGTCCCAGGTGTTTGCGTCCGGTGCCCGCGTCCAAGGCGTTCCGACAATGTAAATACCGTTTTCTGAGGCCGTTGACTGGTCTTTGACCAGCACTCGGTCACCGGCCACAACGGGCACGGTGTCGATGGTTTGGGCGCCAGACAGGGTGATATTGCCGGTTGTAGCCGCCAGGACTGGCTCTTTCCAAGAAATGCCAGCCAGGGCCGCGTCAACGTAGGTTTTGTTGGTCAGGTCATTGCCGCCAACGGGAAGGTTGGTGGCTGACGCAGTCGTAAACGTAGCCGCAGCGGGGGTCACCGCACCAATGACGGTGCTATTGATGGTGCTATTGGTGATGTTGACACCGTCCAGGTTAGGGTTAACCGGTGCATAAAAAGGCGTTCCGCCTGGGCCAATGAACGAAATAATCTCGTATGGCGGCAGCGGTTCAAACGTGCCCTGAACCGTAATGAGGTTAGTCGTTACGGTCTTTGCGGTGTCATTAGCCATGATGAATCCTTATTCGGTGGCCACCAGAGTCATATACAGGACGTTTGTCCCTGAAGAAATGGCCTTAACGTAGATGTTTGGCGAACCGCAGTCGATGACTATGGGAACCAACATCGAGGGGGGCAACACAAACGAGCCACCAGTGCCGGTCGATGCGATGGCCGGTGTGTCCATGTTTGAGTCGGTAGTGCCAAACGTGATGGCCGCAGTTCCGGTGCCTGTGTTCAACAGGGCAACGCGGAAGGCGCGGGTCGTTGTGTTTGGAACCAGTTGGAGGGCGCTTGATGCGGAGGTGGTCAGCGACAACGCATAAGTTGGGCTGAGAATCTTGAGGGAGTCCATAATTTTCCTCGGAGTTAGTTATCCAATTATCCTATTTCTGGCGGAAATAAAAAAGGGCCATCCCTTGTGAGGATAGCCCTTTTTCGAGGTTTCATCACTACTTATGCAGAGGCGATGAGACCCTTGTTACGCAGTGCCACCAGGATAGCGTTGACGGCAGTAGCGATTTCGGTGCCGGAAGCGGTGTTGCCAAGGTTAGTGATAGCACCGGCTTGGGCAACGGGGGTTGCACCGTGGAAGGCCAACAGGTCAGCGGCGGTACCAGCGATTTGAACGCCATCGGTGGAATCGCCGTTGAATAGGTAGTTGGTCGTTTGGCTAGAGGCTGGGCCTGGGTTTGCCATGATTAGTTCCTTTCAGAAAGTTTGTAGTGGGGAGCAGATTGGGCGGTTCAACTAGGCCAGGTGGAAAGCGGAAAAAACCCTGGCGTCCCGCATCCTCTTATGTCCGCTTAACACTCCCCTCCAAATTAGGCAGCCACTCGGCAAGCCAGTTCAGGGTACAAGGGCGCCCAACCGTAAAGAACATCCAGACGGGTGGGGATGGAGTCGTTGTTGATCGTGTACTGACGAACCACACGAATCGACAGGCCAACATCTTTGTCGCTTGCACGGCCAGCGAAATGGACGCCATCAGGCAGTTCCAGGTCGGCAGTGGCCACGGTAAACGCGTTGCGATGGAACACCAGGTTCTGAGGGCTGACGGCACCGGTCTTGTTGAACGGTGTGACAACGGCAGAAGCGGAGGTGGTCGTAACGCTTACGTTCTGGAATTGTCCGCCGGTGATGATGGCGGGCGAAACCGTAACGGAAGCCGAGCCGCCGGACGAAATGGTAACGGCAGACTGCACAACAAAGTTGCGGAGAACGCCGCCGCCATAAATCTGACGGTTCTGGGGGTTGACTGCATATACGCCAGCAATCTGGATGGTGTCACCAGCCTTCAGCACCGCGTTGGCCGTGGCCGCAGAGATGGTGATGGTGGAGGTCTGTGCCCAGCCAGTGGTCAGCGAACCGGTAAAGGTTGACGTGTTGGTGGACATGGTGGCCGTGGAATAAGAACCGTAAGTGTGAGTCACGATGTTCTGATCCATGTACCAGTTCATGCCGATGGTGTCGCGACCCATCAGACCCTTCTCGTACTGCTGAGAGATGGTGCCCTGGGGGTTGAACAGTCCTTTGAGCGAACCAACGATGCTGGCACCGGTGAAGGGGTCAACAACGCAAGAACGCTTGCCATCGCGGGGAGCGCCTTCACCATCCAGGTAAGCCTGGGCGGTCAGGAACGTAGCGATGTCGGAGGGAACCGTACCGGCGGAGCCAACGGTGTTGGCAGTCTCAAGGACGGCCATGGTGGTGCCGTCATAGTCCATCTTGTTAGCGATGGCGGCGATGGCGGGCTTCAGGACGCGATCCGAGAACATATCGAGGCTCAGGGTCAGGTCTTGAGTCGTGAACTGGGTGTCAACGTGGAATTGAGTGTCCAGGGTCACGGGGGTTGAGGTTTCGTTGAAGTCCTCTACGTTCAGCGCAGGGCCGGTCGTACCGATGAAACGGCCAGGACGGCGGACGTTCACGGTGTTACCAATCTTGGCGCCAACGATGGCGAATTGCTCGTCATAAGAACGGTCAACGCGGCCAGTAAAGGTCAGTTCGTTTTCCAAGACCATCAACGCTTCGTTGGTGATCATGGAGATGGTTAGCAAGTTATTTGCCATTTTGATTCTCCAAAAATTAGATAAGGTTTACCGTCATCTGATTTTCCCCGCAGCGCGTGCGGCCTTCCACTGAGCAAACGTGCCATGGAATTGCCTGTTGGCATCCAGGGTAACGTCTGCGGCGCTTCCGGTCGTGCGTAGCGGCGTAATCGGTGCCGGTGCATTTGACTTCTTAGCAACAGGTGTCGGTTGCTTGGCTTTGGGCGCAGTCTTTTCAAACTGTGCTTCGAGCCGCCCTATGGCCCTGAGTTGGGCTGGAATCGACTTTTGGGCCAATTCCTGAGCGAATTCTGGATTCTCGGCCAGGTAATACATGATTTTTGGGCCGACATCACTTTCGATAATTGCATCAGTCACGGGCTGAGATACTGAAACGTCACTCGATGCAATCATTTCATCGTAATCGGGCATCTCGGCCTTGGTTGCTTCGAGGCGCTTCTGAAACTCCGACCGGAGTCTCGTCTGTTCCTCTTGCGCCCTGCGGGCCATATCCGCCTGATCTCGCTCCCTCAATTTCTTGTCGGCAGTCCACTCGGCTAACGCCTTCGCATATTCGATGGCGTCCTCAAATTGGGCGGGATCGGGTTCTGGATCAGGGTCACGCGCCTGTTGGGGTGCGTTTTGTTGCTCCAGCCTTGCCAGCCTTTCTTCGAGTTCTAACCGCGCCTGGCGCTCACGTTCCGCTTCTAGGCGGGCCGCTTCGCGTTGCTTGGTCAGTTCCGAAAACCGCTTTTCAAGTTTCGGGTTTTGCTTCTTTTCACCTGTCGCAGCCTCTTTTTCGCCTTCGGGTTCACTCTCAGCCTGTTGCTCAACCATCGGCTCCGCCTCATTGGCGGCCTCAACGGGAGCAGATTCAGGGGCTAAACCCAATTTCTTGGCAGTAAATTCGGCCAAATTCTCACTGGTAATAACATTCGCAGCCTGTTTGGGTTGCGGTGTCGTATCGACTACTTGTGCTGCATCAGACATGGATTACTCCAAGAATAAACCCGATGAACCCATCGGTAGGTTAGTGCTATTAAAAACCGTTAATTGATAGGTGTCAACTATGACGGCCCCATCGGTACGCCAGGAATCATCGGTTGCTGCGGTTGCTCTTGCATCGCCCTCATCGCGGCCAGTTGGTTGGCCTCTTGTCCAATGTTGGGGCCAGGCTCAAAGCCCGCAGTAGCAATCTGCATCTCTTGCTGGAGGAACGGGTTCGCACTCTGGTTGACCTCTTGCTCAGAGAATTGGAACGTGTCGGCTTGCTCCATGTCGCGGCGGTCAATCTCGGCCTGTAATTGGCGGATGTCCATGCCTTTGAGCAGCAGTTTGGTGATGGCATCGAGTTCGCCACGGTTCTGGTCGGCCTCGGTTCGCATGATTTGCTGGTTGACCTTGGCCTCGTTGATGGTGTCGGTGTTGTAAGCCCGTGAGGTGACATCCATCAGTTTGCGGCGGTTCTGGCCTTCCTCTTTGATCTTTGTGACGTCCAGTTGGTGCTGGAGGTTCATGGTTAGCGCGGCCAGTTGCTCCTGGAGGTCAGCGATTTGTTTCTGGCTAGCCATGAGTTGCATCTGAACCTGGGGCGGGATTTCCGACTTCTCATCAATCTGAGCCAGGGGGTTCGATGCAGCCAGGCGGTCGGCAATGATGTCCGCACCTGGGAAGTCCATGTTGCGGAACACCAAGTCACCCGCAGCCTGGAATAGCGCTGGGTTGGCCTGGAGCAGGGGCACCATAGCCTCCACGGCCTCTTGGCGCTTGGACTGATAGCCTGGGCCGGTGTCCATGAACACGTCATATTCACCCACGGTGACGTCATTTAGCACCTTCTCGGCGCCCATCTCATCGACCACGCGCTGGTTGATGGTGACCATCTCGGGCGTGTTGTCGTAACCGATGATCCGCATGACCCGTTCTTTGTCGTAAATCTTCGGAATCAGGTCGAGAATGATCCGGCCCGTCTGTTTAAGGGAGCGGGTCAGGTTGTCAAAGTAATGGAAGTTGGTCAGGTCAATCTGCATTTGCTGGCCACGGATGGCCTTACCAGACTGATTACCCTGGGCAAACATATTGGGATCATAGATGCCGACCACGGTTTGCAAGTCAGAGTTGATGCTCTCAGACGCTGCAATGACGCCAGCCGGTGGGGGTTCAGGTTGCAGACGTTGGGGCGCGGGAGCCGGTTGGCCCTCGATGTCTTTCTGTTTGTAGCGCAGAACCGGCGTTGCTTTCACGTTGGCCTGTGCCCACTCGTTCTCATGGCCCTCGTCCTGACCTTCGGCCAGCAGCCACTTGGCCTTGGGAGCCAGGGCCACCGACTCGGTCAGAGCCGTCCGCCAGTAGTTATACATACGCTGCGGGTCTTTGGCCTGGCGAACCAGACCGTACTTGGTGCGCTTAGAGTCAACTACCAGTTGTTGACCGTAGACGGGAACGATGGGGATATATTTTCCTGGCCAGACGCTTTCTTCCAGCACTTCGAGGCCGGTCAGTTTGCACCACTTGATTTGTTTGCGCATGGTCTCGCGCTCGGCCACCACGGTAATGCCGGCGGCCTCCAGAATGTCAGCGCTAGGCGCATCGTCCTGAAACACCTGGGTTCCGTCAGAGAGCAGCAGCAGTTTGGTCTTTTTGCGCTCAACGTAAAAATACTCGGCCACGCGGATGTCATCTTTCATCACCCAGTCGGAGTCAGAGTCACCGGTGCCGCGCTCGTTGAAGTTAGCGCCATCGTCCGCACCAGGGTAATCGGCACGGAATTTCTTTTTGCTGATCACCTCAGTGACTAGGCACCGCTCAGCGTCCGAACCATCAGGCAGAACAGAGTTAGGGTCAAAATAAACAGTAAACGGGTTGTCGATGGGCTTAATGTAAATCTCTTGGTCGAACGAATCCTCACGAATGTAGTCCGTGACCACTCGCCAATAGCCCCAACCCATGCGAACCGCAAACTCAAACGCGGTGTCATAGGCGGCTTCGGCATCGGAGTTCACCTCAATATGTTTGAAGATGCCCGTGATGATGTCCGCGACCTTTGCATTGGCCGCAGAGTTCATCGAGTGGGCCTTCATGCGGGGACGCGCCTGGCGTTGCTGGTTGCAGACCTGGCGGATGAATCCCTCAAGTTTGTTGATTGTCAGGCATGGACGGGCTTCGAGGTTGCGGGAGTTCTGCACCTCGACTGGCCACTGATCACCAGATGAGAATTTAAGGTCTTGAAGCGCCTCTTGGCGGTTCTCAGAATCCGCATCGTTTGCGGCCTTTAGGAATTCCTGGGCTTTCTGAATCCGCTCGTCCGGCCCCATGTTGGTCTTTGCCATTTGTTACCCCATCCAATTTCCAGGTGTTTGGTAAACGGGCTTTTTGGGCGCTGGCCTTCTCGGCTCGTTGACCACCAGTCCAATATAACGAAACGCATCCGCACCGTGTGAATAAATGTCGTGCAAGGGCGTCTTGCTAAATTGTTTTGTATCTGGGTCAACATCATACCGGTAGTGACGCAAACACTGAAGCCCCTGGTAACAGTTCTCTTGGTCGAAATAACACTTGGAGAAGATAGTCCGCGCCGCGTTAATCGAGTCGGCCACGGGCACCCTGGGCGTGATTTGAACCTTGTAACCCGCAGCCCTCACGATGTCGGCAATTGACCGTCCCGCAGCAGCCAGGGTTGTGTTCTCCGCGTCATGGGGCAGCCACATGGTGTCGAACACATAGCCAAACTTCTGCATTTCGGCCAGGTAGTAGGACATGGTCTTTTGGTTGTCCTCCAAGTAGCGGATCAGCCGAATCTCAAACCCAATAAATTGCACGAACCAGATGGCCGTATTGTCCGCCCAGCCCAGGTCAAACACCGCGTGGACTGGCTTGCTGGAGTCGTAGGGCACCCGCGTGATTTGGCCGTTGATGTCGGCCATAGTCAGTTCTTTAGCAAACACGGCACCGTCAACAGTCTGGCGGCAGACGCCTTCCCAGACCATGTTGTAAGCCTCTGGGTCGCGGGACTGGAGCGCGTCTTTCTCATCTCGCAGGGTCTGCGGGAACCAGGGATTGTCGCGCCAGGTGATTTTCTGCACCACGGCATTTGGCGGCGGGCTGACCACGAACCGCTGGTAGGTGTCATCGGTCTCCAGTTCGGGGTTGAACGTGATCCAGATTTCCGAGTTGTCCTTACGGATGGTTGGGATCAGCACGTTCCACGATGTTTTGGAAACCGTCTGGGCTTCCTCAACCCAGCAAATGTCCACACCCTCGAACGACTTGACGTTGGTGATGTTGTTCTTTAGCCCAATAAAGAAGAATTCTGTGCCGTTCTTCCCACGGATGGTGGTCTGGGTTATCTCGTAGAACGAACCCAGGCCCATGGCGTCAATCTGGTCGCTCAACAGTTTGTGAACCGAGTCCTTGATGGAGACCTGGAATTCACGGGCGCAGAGTATACGGGTTGGGCTTTTGGCTCCCAGGATCAGAAGCGCTCTGGCCACGCCCCAGGACTTGGCTCCGCCTCGGCCACCGTAGAGGACCTTGTAGCGCTTGGGATCAAACAGGCAAGCAAGTTTCTGCGGGAATTCCGCAGTCGGGATGGCTTGTTGGACTTCGGGTTCTAGCAGTTCAGTCATCGGTCGGCTTCACAAACATGACCTGGATGCCAGACAGAAGCGGGGTTCCATCGGAGTTCTGCATCTCGGTTGTCTGGACGGCCTTTCCATCCAGGCGGTCGATGACTTCTTTGACGGCCCAGGCTTCGCCCAGTTCGGCTTGCGTTACCAGTTGATTGACGATTTTCTCAAGTCGGTGAGGCTCTTGTACCAGGCATTTTCTTAGCCTGTCATAGAACATCTTGCCCTTTACGGCATTGCTATTTCCAATCGGTGCGGCCATATAAATTGACTCAATCTATAAGTTCCAGTGGTGGAATGATAATTCGTTTACGGTTCGTTGTGAAGATGGTAGACTGTAAACGGTAAATCTAAGGGGAATTAAGATGGCCAAGAAGATTGTTTTCTACTGCGGGTTTAATCCTAAGACTGGGTGCGGATACGTTCGCAATGGCCAGGCTTATCTTGAGATGGATGACTCGCAACGGGTGCAAGTGGTTCGGGACGTTATCGCAGAGTTATGCGATGAGTTGGACTTTCTTACTGAGCGGGCGCTTGGTTTAAGTACGCCATCAGTTTGTCCAGAGCCTCCTGATCAAACACCTCGCCGTGGTGACTCATCTGAAACGACCGCATGATTTGAGGGTCTTTTTTGCCCATTTGACGCATCCGGCCAATGGTCTTGGGGAACATCAAGTCCACGGGGACGCCAGTGGTGCCACCGGTTCGGCTGGCGATTCCACCCATATATTGGCCAGGGATGCCCGCAGAGTATGAACGGTGTGCAAAGTCAGGCGTCATGGTTTCTAGGGTTGGTTTAGCAGCAAACATAGTGCGGCCAGCCTCACCCTGAACCAGGCCAGGCTCTGACATTACCCGTGCCGTATCTTCCCAGCGTGGGAAGCCCATATCCCTAAACTTAGCCTTGCTCATTGACTGCACAATGGCCGTCCGCAGGGCACCAGGCGCAAACTCTTTGCTGCCAGTGCTAATCAATTCTTCGATGTTGGGCGAGTCCACGCCCGCAAAGTTAGCAAACGGATAACGCTTTTGGCCGGTCTTGGGGTCTTTAACCCAGGTGTTCCGAATGTCGGCGTTCAGTTGCTTATAGGCGTCTTTGCTGACCCGCAGGGCCGGCAGTTGACGGATCATGCCTTCGGCCATGTGGTGGCTGAAGTCGATGCCCTGGGGAGACATACCCGTAAACACCCCGACAACGTCCTCACCCTTTTGGGCAAATTTGCCAAGGTTGGCGGTCTTGCTAGACGCAGCAGCCGGCTCAGAGGCCCAGGCCACGCCCTGGCGGACGTTTTGCTCAATGGTCGGATACAGGCGCCCTCCCTGCTGAGACACTATGCTCGACAGAGGAACGCCGGCAATTTGACTGACATCACCGCCGACTGTGGATAAGTCACCCATTACGGGCACCAGGCGCTTACCAACCAGGTTTGATGGATCGATGGGGATTTCTCGCACCATCGTCAGCCCAGGTGTTGGCGTGACAATGTCTTGGCCACCAATCCGCATTTCCTCTCGGCGGCGCACCGCGGGGTTTTTGAGAGCCCCCTCGAATCGGGTGATGGCGGACTTTTCCGCGGAAGTTAGGTTTGATGCTGCGCGGCCAGGGTAGAGCAGTTCATTAAGGGGGATGCCCTTAAACTTGGTCATTCCCATCGGGCCGGCATAAGCCTCCGCTAGGGTGTTTTGGATACGCTGGTCGGCTGCGGCCTGTTCCGCAGTTGGTGTTCGGCCCTCCAACCGAGCGGCATATGCGTCCGCAGACAGTTGGAGGTCTCGGTTATGTTCGCCAGCCTGGTAGTTCAGTTGGTTTACAAACTGTTCCAACGTGCCACCAGGATCAGCGGCGAACGCCTTCATCTTCCGCTTGGCGGTGTTGCCCGCGCTGAAGATGTCGGCCAGCAACGGCATGATTACTTCTTAGCCTTCGCCTTTTTTGAAGCCTCACGTTTAACCGAATACGCAATAGCGACCGCCTGTTTGACAGGCTTCCCTGCGGCGATTTCGGTCTTGACGTTCTTTTCAAACGCCTTTTTGGATGAGGACTTCTTCAGCATGGCTAGAAACAGGTTGTGTTGCAGTTGCGCCCGTACATATCGCAGCAAGTTGTGCAAGTCACAATTTTACCACCGGACATGATGGTGTGAGTGCTACAAGCGGCATACACGGAGCCAGCAACGGCCATGGTGGCCAAAGCAATGATAAGTTTACGCATAGTGAATCCCCTATTTTTTCTTTGCGGTTTTGGCACTTTGGCGGAAAGCCTCCGCGGTCGGCGCCCCCTTGGTACCTGGTGCCCTCATACGCTCTACCTTTTTGGCTCCAGATTCTTTTTGGCGCTCGATGCGCTCACGCTTGGCGTGGATGTTCGCATACAGGCCAGGTTTCGATGCTTTCATTAGCAGTTCCAGTTCTTAAGTGACGCAGCCTTGCGGGTGGGACGGCCCTTCTCGTCCTTCATAGGGCCGGGCATCCCGCTCATCCTCGCGCAAAAACTTTTTTTACGAGCAGCGTCAGCCTTAGTTTTAGGGTTTGGAGCCGGAGGCTTAAGGTTTGAATTATTTTTCGCATTGTAAGCAGCCCTTCCTTTTGCGGTCATACCCGCTCCCTGTTCGGTCGGCTTGTAGTTCTTGCCCTTGCCGACAGTGGTCTTGGGGATGGGTTTATTGGTGGTCTTGGGCATGGCCTTCCTCGACAAAAACAACGTCCTTCCACGATAAGACAATCATCTCGGTTCCGTCAACATCTACCGTTGGAAACGTCAAATATTCGCCGCTGGTGCCGTAGCGCACAATCTGGCCAATCTCACACGGGTTCGGGTGCAGGCGTCCTTTTCGGTCTACCTCGCCTGGGCCGACCGCCATCACTTCCCCGATGTTCGGGTGTTCCTGCATCACCACCTCCAGAACGTGGCTCTTTATTCGGTTGATTGGCCGCACTACTATCTTGTCCCGCAACGGTCTGATCATGCATTTCCCCTTTAGCAATAGAAATCACGGTGGTTATGGCGTCTATTGGAATCGAACGAAACTCCCCGCACCACATTCCAGCCTGTTTTGTAACGTGTTCGGGGAACCGGCGGCAGTAGCCCATCCGGTTGTCCCCAACGTAAAACTGACACGTTCCGCAAGTCACGACAGATTTTCGAGTTTGTAAACCGTGGTGTTGATCAAGTCCATGATGGCGTCCACGGTGTTCTGAAGTTCGGAGTCTTGGGGCAGATGTTCCCTGGATTCCTCGACAAACTGTTGGAGCCCTTTGAAATACTTCTTGGGGCTTTTCTCGAATTCGTATTCCTCATCAAACGTGCCGACCTGGCCATACTTGCCCATGTAGGACTCCGCCAGGTCATCGGTTAACGGGATAATGCCCTCGTAATACTTTTGGAGGGCTTTGTGTTCCGCATAGTTTTTGGTCTGCCAGTGCTGGATGTGGGCGCAAGTGGCCGAGTGCAGCAAAACTAGCAAAAACGCTTCGCAGTCTTTCATGGTGTCACTCTGTGGGTTGTGATACTAGGGAATATACATTCACGCGCTTCGGGCCGAAAGTGCAAACCGCATCGGATGTGCCCGAAATGTGAATTTTGTTTTCCCGCAGCAATTTCCAGAGAACCGACTTGATGGAGTTGCGCTTGGCGCCGATGCGCGGAACGATGATGCCCAACGGCTGCGGCCCCTCGGCCAGAACGGTCAGGATGTCTTTTGCTAGGTTGGATCGTCTTTTCATCCCGTTATTATAAACGGTTTGTCGGGGAGCGGGTGTGTGTGCTGACCGAATCTTGCTTGCTTGATTCATTTGGCGTCCGCCCCCCAAGTAATTTTAACCATGCCCCCGACTCGATCAGCCTTATGGATTGTGAGCCTAAAGCGCTTATCGTTGACCCCCCAGGCTTCCGCAACACCGTCCAGGCCAGACTTGATGGACGCAAGACAGTTATCAAGGTCATGGGCTCGCTTGTTTGGTGGTACAAACTCAATGTCCAGGCTGATTGGCCCTTCTTCTGGCCATGCCGGTTTGGTCTGTTTGGCCAACATATAGCAGTTGAGCCGGTATTTCTTTTTGGCGCTGGCCACAACGGCCCAATGCTCACGGGCGTTGGGAGACAGGGGTCTCGGTGGCCAGGGCAGCACCAGTTTATTTTGTGAGTTTGTCGATTGTGTCATTCAAAACGCTCAGTTCAGTTTTTTTCATTACGTTCCAGATTCGGCGTTGACCGTGGATGCCGTTATGGGCGCCCTGGTGGCAGTCCTTACATAGCGGTATACAGAGGAATTGCCTACCTTGCTCGATGTGATGGGCATCGCTTGGGCCGGATGCTCCGCACACTCCGCAGGGCATCTCTTTAACGGCGGCCAGGTGCCGTCTTTCGCGGGCGGTCAGTTTGTTGTTCATCTTTTGGTTTGATATTAGCCCTACGTTGGCAGCGCCCCACACACCGGCAGTTGGGGTCGGTTCGTATGTCTGGAGCAGTCCCGTACTTCTTCTCCATATCGTCCGCATAATTTTTGCGGAGAATCTTGCAGGGTTCATGGTCAATTAGCCTCTGTCTGCACCCTGGGCACCCCAGGTCGAACGTATAACGGTGGGTTAGGCAGTATTCGCAGTTCATGCGGCCTTCATAGCGCCCCGTAAAACCGCCGCCTTAAATTCCTGGGGGTGAGCATAGTCAGATTCACGGATGCCCAATTCGCGGCCCTTAGCAACGATTCCTGGCCAGGTCTCATGCCACTCTTTTCCATCGACCACGCCAGGCAAGGTGACCTTGAGTTCATCGTCCCACCGCTCTTGGCGCAGCCAGGTCGCTGGATAGGGGATAAATTGACCGTCATTCTTACGCCACTGGTCGCTCTTGGCCTGGGCCTCGATGGCCGCCAGCAGGGTGGTGAAGTCAGGGCGGATGGCCTCGGTCTGGCTCCAGGCTTTGCGGGCGTCACCCTTGGCAACCTTTTTCGGGTAAGCCTGCCAGAACGTGTCAAATTCAGTCATTTATCCTCCGATGGCGTGTACAGGTGCGGTGTAAAGTGGTTTGATTTCTAATGCGCTATTTTTTTCGTACGCTGTCGGCTCTCTCCACAGAAACTCGTGGCGATATTCGTATTGAATAAACCACGCCACAGGCTCTTGCTTCTCTTTATGCTCCATTGCCGCATCCCAGCCACGCTCGTATCCACACTGCCATTGATGCTGACCATACCAGTCTTCGTGTTTATCTTTTGCCGTTTCATCGACACGTTCTTGCGATATGTCGCTGGCGTGTACAGGTGCGTTGTATAAGCCAGATACAAACGCCACAGGCTCTTTGGTAATTTCTGCCAACGCCGTGGGTGCTGTTTTAGAACAAGCCCCAGTGCAACCATTTGTTGCTTGGCATTTTGGATATGTGCATTGCGCCACAGGCTCTTGCTTTTTTGCCCCTGCAATGGCCTCAACAAACTTGAGCAGTTGGTCATCGTTCCTAAACGTCCACCGGCCAAAGTCATCCCAATCGCCATGCTTCTCGGCTAGTTCAAAAATTTCCTGGTCAGTCATCATTTCCCCTTTCTCTTATTCGCTTCGATAATTCCTTGTCACCCGCGTAGTCACTGAGTTTGGCGCACTCGGCCCGCTCGTACTCAACCGCCTTCTTGATGGCGCGGATCATGTACTCGCTGGCGTTTTGTTTGAGGTCGTGAATGATCACGCTGGCAAACTGGTTGAGTTGGCCAGTTGATGCGACCCACATGGGCTTGATGAGGTCACCGGAGGTGCGAGTCATCCCGCAGCCGTGAGCCAGTTCCTCGATTTGGTTGATGTCCATGCCTTGCAGTTTACGGTTTATGCAAACCGTTTGCAAGTCAGGAGTTTGTTTTGCGGAGACAGGCTTCGCACTTCCATCTGCGGTTCATTCCGCCGTTAAAGGAGCGCCACTGGCCGCCCATGACCGAGCGGTATTGTTGGCAGTTGGAGCAGTATCGTTGTCCGGTTGCGCCTTCGACCAACGCGGTTGTTTTTGTTTCGGGTCTGACTTTGTTCTGCATCTTTTCTCTTTTGACAATACTTTCCCAAGGGGTGGTAGCCGACCACCTCCGTCCCAGAGTTGCGAATGTAGCACTCCCAGACAACGCATGACGCAGCGATTCATTCATCAAAGGTCTTGTCCCACCACTTTCCCTTTGACTACTCCAGTCCCTCGCTGACAGGCTGGAACCCAAACACGGGGTGCAATGCTGGGTGTCTTTTCTTCCGCGCAGCCGATTCAGGCCCGTTGCTATCGAGCGGAGTCCGGTCGGAGCGCCCAAAGAAAAACCCCCTGGTGAGGACTTGGGCTTGACAGGCCAGCATCGGGCGATAACCAAACGATGACTACAAGCCCTCACCAGGAGGTTCTGATTACTACGGTTATCGCCAAATGCCGGAGCGTCACTTCCGACAGGCCAAGTATAACACCACAAACGGTTCGCTACGCAAGCAAAAACCAGTTCTTGCAAACAACAACCGGATGTTGCTGATTTATAGGGGTTTTCCCTAAAAATGCAAAAAAACTCCAAAAAGTAGTTGCAAACGGTTTACAAACCTGGATAATTCAAATTGTAGTCATTGCAATTAACCAACCGGAGTGAAGAAATGAACGTAACCAAGATCAAAGCGGGCAAGTACGAAATCAACGCAAACGGGTTTGTCTTTACCCTTGTAAACGACTGCGGGCACTGGGTTCTGTCCAATAAAGCAGATGTTGAGTTAATGCGCGACTCCACCAAAACCGCCATCCTTAACGCTTTGCGTACTTACGATGGCCACGGTTTGGAAAGCCTCAACACCCAAGAATGGTGTTCTTACTAAACAAACCCTGGGGCTTCGGCCCCATCATCGGAGAGAAGAAATGAACGCAATCGACATCGAAATTACCCAAATTGACCGCCTGGGTCTGTTGCTGGCTCAAATCGCTGACCTTACCAAAGAGGCCGAGTCCATCAAAAACGCTATGAAAGACGCGGCCACCGCCGGCGGCCCATCCGCCTTCGAGGGCAATCTCTACAAGGCCACCGTGGTCTGCGCCAACCGTAAGGTCGTTGACTACTCTGCCCTGCTGGCCGAGTTGAACTGCACCGATGACCAGTTGGCCACCTTCACCAAGACCACCGCAGTGTTCTCGGTTAAGACCGTCAGCCGATAAAAATAGGGGGGAGGGTTTCCCCCTATAAAAAAAATCAAAAAAACACTTGACACAGTTTACAAAGACGGTTTACTATTTAATCACGGTCAACGTTGACCGGATAAATCGGAGAGAAGAAATGAACACTTACCCACGCTACTCAGTCCAGCCCTTCAGCCTGTGGACAGAAAAAACAAACCACGGCGGCACCGAAAACAGTATGCCCTGCGCCATCTGCGGCAAACAGATCAAGACTGACAACCCTAACGCAATTTGGGTCACCATCGTCAACGGTGGCGATTGGGCCGCTAACGAACAAGAGGCCAACGATGACGGTGACGCTGGCTTTATGGGCGGATACCCAGTCGGTTCTGACTGCCACAAAAAGTATCTGATCAAGTAAATCAACGGGGGCTTCGGCCCCCACACTCGGAGAGAAAAAATGAAAACACTCAAACACACCATCGAAGCCCACGCGATTGACGAAATTGAATACGTTGATGGGCACCGCCACGCAGAGCCTGGCTGGTTCATATTCCTCAAAGACGGTTGCAGTTTCGACCCGATGGACGTCAACGACAATTGCCGGTTCGTTCCAGCCAGTAATCCAGATGAGGCCATGAATTTGCTAGTGGTCGAACACCCTGGATACACGCCAGACCTGTCATAAGGGCGGGGGCTTCGGCCCCCTTGCAAACCGTTTGTAGACCGTTTACAATTACCTCACACAATCACTCGGAGAGAAGAAATGCGACAAGACCTAATCGAAACGCTGGAGTGCAAAGAGGCCGAGTTGGCCGCGCTCCACGCCATCCCAGAGGACGATATGACCGCCGAGCAGTTGGCGCAGTATCAGTCCCTCGACCGCCAAATCATTTCGCTTAAACAATCCATCGACCAAGGGGAATAACATGGATGACACGCAAGCCCTGCACCATCAAGAGCAGTTAGACCAACAAGAGCAAGAGGAATCGTTTTACAAGCGGTTTGACCCCGAGACGGGGCTCTACGCTCACGTTCACCAGGACTCCGACACGGTGTTCCTGACCATCGGCACTTACTCCGCGCATTCCACGTTTCACCTGACCGGCGACCAGGCCAAGGAAATTGCTCGCCATCTTATGATCAAAGGGGATCAAGCATGACCAAGCAGACCAAAGTCGAGCAGGTGCGCCAGCACCTCATCAAGAAGCGCTCCATCACCAGTTGGGACGCCATCACCAAATACCACGCCACGCGCCTGGCGGACATCATCTTCAGGCTTAAGCAAAAGGGCTGGATCATCCGCACCAGCACCGAACGCCAGGGCGATATGACCTGGGCACGTTACACGCTAGTTCAAGAGGGGGAGTGATTGTGAACCGTTTGCAAACCAATAAATACCAGCGTAACCTGTTCCACAAGCCGCCATCGTGGTTTGAACGCAATGCCGGCCTGTTGTTCGTTGTTTACCTTTTCGCTTGTTGGATTTTTTTCTAAGGGAATAGTCAATGCAAAAAGTCGCAGCCGCGCTCGTCAAAGCGCAAAAAGAGTTCGGGCCAGCCCTGAAAACCTCAACCAACCCACACTTCAAGTCCCGCTACGCTGACCTGGCCGCTTGCATCGAGGCCGTTATTGACTCACTCAATAACCACGGCATCGCCCTAATGCAGCAGTCGCATGAGTGTGCGGACGGCATCATCATCGAGACCCTGTTCATCCATGAGTCCGGCGAGACCCTGTCAGGCGGCAAATTGCACGTTCCAGCCTCCAAACAGGACGCCCAGGGCTATGGCTCCGCAATGACCTACGCAAGGCGTTACGCTCTCCAGGCGGCGTGCGGAATAGCACCGGAGGACGATGATGGCCACAAGGCCACCAACGCCCCCAAAGCGGCCCCCAAACCGGCCCGTGCCATTCGGACAAGGGATGAGGTCGAGAACCTGGTCAAAGCCGCTACGAGCCCCGAATTACTGACCACGGTCTGGAAGGCGTTGCTGCCAGAAGAACGCGAGTTGGTCAGGGAAATTGCAGCCGAACACGGGGAGAAATTAAAACTCGACCAAAAACTCCGCACCGAGGGCGTCCAAAATGCGTGATCCCAACCCGTTCCAACAGGACGGAAATTGGTGGAATGACCGGCTGGGCAAGTTAACCGCCAGCCGCGTCAACGCAGCCATGAATTTCCTCAAGTCCGGCAAAGAGTCCACCGAGCGCGAGAACCTCCGCTATGAGATTGTGGCCGAGCGCATCACCAACACGATGGTCAACAAGTACACCACGCCAGAGATGGCCTGGGGTATTGAGAAAGAGGCCGAGGCCAAAGAGAAGTTCGAGTCGGTGACCGGCCTCATCGTGACCGATGTCGGGTTCATGGATCACCCGCGCATCCCGTTCTGCGGGGCCAGCCCTGACGGGTTTTGCTCGGACGGCTGCGCCATCGAGGTCAAGTGCCCCACTACCCGCACGTTTATGAAATGGGTGGAAAAGCAAACCGTTCCCGCGGAGCATAAGGCCCAGATGACCCTCCAGGCCGCAGTCACCGGCAAAGACGTCTGGTTCGTTGCCTATGACCCGCGCATGGGCGAGGGCCGTGACCTGTTCATCCGCAAGTTCTCACCAACCCCAGAGGAAATTGCAGAGGTCGAGGCCGCTTGCGAGACCTTCCTGGCCGAGGTGGAAAAACTGTTCGACTTCTACACAACACAAGCCGTTTACCTGGAGAAATGAAATGCAATTGATTGGACTCGCCCGCCTGGGCAACAACCCCGAAATCCGCTACACCCCCAGCGGTGACCCTGTTATGGACTTGTCCCTGGCCTTCAACTACGGCAAGAAGGGCGCCGATGGCAAGGTTCCGACCCAGTGGGTCTCCGCGACCATGTGGGGCGCCCGCGTGGAAAAACTGCACCCTTATTTAACCAAGGGCCAGCAGTTGTTTGTAACCCTGGGTGATCCGCACCTGGAGGAATACAAGCGCAAAGACGGCACGGGGGGCACCACCCTGCGGGCCAGGCTCAACGAACTAGAGTTTGCAGGGCCAAAACCCGAGCAAGAGGATCGCCCTCAAAACCACACTTATATTCCGCATCATCAAGTCACCTCAAAACCAAAAGATTCGTTTGATGACCTTGAAGATGACGTTCCCTTCTAATGCTGCGGACGTTCAGAGGATGGGGCGTGGAGTCCACCGCCAGACAAGTCTGGGTGCGTCAGCCCAGGCCGGTGGACGGCCACAAAGCGTTCCCAATGGTGACGTTTAAATCCAAACGGGAGGCGCAATTGTGGATCGATGCTAGTTCGTACTGGAAGGGGAAAGCAAAACCAGTGCGAATCATCATCAAGGTGACCGAATGGTGAACTACGGCCAATCGGTAGGGGAGTTTTTCTTGTGGATGCTGGTGGTCATCGCCATCGGCATTTATATAGCCTATAAGGAATGACTATGAACAAAGCACTTTTGATAGTTTCTATCTTAGCCCTGGCGGGTTGTGCCCACCAGCCGTTGCCGCCAGAAGAAGAAATGCCAAAGCAAAAACTGGTGGCCGATGACAAGGTTTACTCAATGAGCCGCCTGGAGGTGGTCAACGCCATCAAAGACTGTGAGTCGGCCCGCACCAGGGCCATTGTGGTCTACGGTAAACGTAGGGTTGGTGGGATGACCAGGGACATCGTTGTAGACGTCACCTGTGCCCCGCTTTACTGATAAAAAAACCCCCAGGCCAAGGGGATAGACCTGGGGGCTTTCGCTACAAGGAGACCACGAAACAGCCCTTTAAGAATACGCTCTCGTCCCTTGCCGGTCAATGATCAATTTGGAACGGCGCGGGTCTGCACCGTCAACATTGGGCACCGAGATGTGCGTCCAAGAATCAAACTCCAGGATAATTTGATCAAACGGTAAATTAGCGTCAATACAGGCTTGCACCACCTCACGGGGGGTCATGCCTGGAACGCGGATGTCAGCCGCGCAGCCAGTCCGGTGCTGGCTTGAGTCTTTAGAGCCCACCGAGTCGTTGACCTGTTTGCTGCGGAACCCTGAGTTCACCATGATGGGCTTGCCGCCCAGGGTTTTTTTGACTTGCTCTAGCAGTTCGCACAAACGCGTCAGGTTGGCGATTTCCGCCTCGTTGGGGGTGTTGTCATACCCGTGGCGCGCAGCCGCCTCAGAGCGGGTCATCTCGTCCAGAGAAAAGTGTTCTGTTAATTGCATCATCGTCCTTTCAGTGCTTTGACTTCTTCGGCCTTGTCCTTAGACCCTTGACTCGATCCACGGTGAAAGTTCACTACGGTTCCGCTCAAAGTCAGCAACGAGCCAAAGGCCATGTAGGCCAGTTCTTTGTTTGCCTCTGGCACGCCTTTGAAAAACAGAAACCAGGTCATAAAGATGGTTGCGCCAACAATCGCAAAGTCGATGATGTAGGCGGCGTTCTTGGCCAGGCTGGAGGCGTGTTCAGAGGTCTGAATGGACGCATTCATCTTGCGGGCCGAGTCGGTGTTGGCGTTGTGGGCCTCTAGTTCTTTGATGTCCAGTTCCCGCAATTTGTAGGCCAGGTTGGGGTCGGCCTGAATGGCCTTGGTCACCGCGTCTACGTTGTCCTCAACGCCCAGGGCACCGGCAATCATAGAGACCGCTTTGCCGGCCAGGGGGCCACCGAGGGCAGTTGCGACCGCTGGGGCCGCACTAGCGACCAGGCTAATTAGTTTGTCCATCTTTGTCCTCCTTCATCAGGTTGGCCGCAGCATAGGCGCCCTTACGTCCGGCAATGCCACCGATGGCACCGATGCACAAGAGCATGATGTCTTTTAGGATCGACAAGTATTGTTTGTCAATCTCGGCAATCTCGCCCACGGTCTGGTCTACAAACGTTACCGAGTACAGGATCATGGCCACCGACCCAAACAGGATTAGGGCCAGGGTCATCACCACAAACGCCCAGACGCGAACCTCAAGTTCTTCTGTTGTCATTCTCATTCTCCATAAAACGCGACCGCCATCTCATGGATGACGCCGGTGCCCCACAAAAGCATAGTTACCAAAAGGGCCGCACCAAAGCAGCCCCATTTCAGTCGGTTCATAGCCTCGCGGTCGTGGCCATCTTCAGTAAAAAGCCTGGCTCGGTCATCTTTTTGTCGGGCCTCGATGAGTTCTATCTCATTCCACGCCTGGGTGCCCCACTTGTCGATAACGTGGCGCTTGACTTCGTTCTTGGCGTCTACGGCCTCTTTGACCCGCTTCCACTCATCGACCGCGTCAACGTAAGCATAGTCACCGTAGACGGTGGCCTTCTTGCGCCTCCACGCACTGCGCGCCAGCCTTTCCTTCTCCCCCAGGCGGGCCACTTGCTGCGCGACCTTCTCTAGGTCATCGGCAACAGTAATGAGTTCGCTGGCGGTGTTTATTCCACCTTTGAGTGCGTCAACAAACGGGTCTGACATGGCTCATCTATCCGCCTTTTCGTTGAGGCGATCATATAGCGAACCAATCAGGTTTTCTATCTTGTCAAACCGTGCGGACATCTCGGCCCTGACCTCTCTAAGGTCATCACGGCGAACGTAGATTTCTGGCAGGTCTTTCTCAATCTGATGGAGGTCTCGGCGCAGTTCTTTGACCGAGTCCCATATCTCACGGGCGAACCATCCGACAAACGCTAAAACACCACCCAGCCCAATATTGATGACTGTCTGCCACTCCATGATTACGCCTTTTGGATATAGCAGAGCGCATAGTACGGGGGAAGGTTGGCGTTAATGCCTGATACGCCAGCGGAATCAATTGTGACGCTGATGCCGGTTGTTGCGGTAGACGTTGCGGTGCTGGTGTTTGATGTCCAGCAAGGCGTGTTAGTTCCGGACTGAACCGCAGGGCCGGATGCTTTGTCGTAATTATGCGCGTGGCCTGGGTCTGTAACGGTGTTGGTGTGGGTGTGCGACACAACTATTGCGTTTGCAGAGCCGCCAGTTGCGTTTACTGCATAGGTGGTACCAGCACCAACCACAAACCTGTCTCTTAAGTCAGGCGTTCCATTTGAGCCGTTGCAAAGATACCAGCCAGCAGGGATAGAACCAATCGAACCAGACCACAACACAATCACGCCAGACGGGGTAGGAGTGGCCGGAGATGGCGCAACACCGATAATTCCATAAAGGTTGTCGTAAGTCTGAATGGTGACGTCAGCAGACGTTTTGAGAATGAATTTGTAGTAGTAACCTTCCAGCAGCCAAATCTCGTTCGGTGGCCGCCCATCGGTGCCCAAGATGATTGGGTTGGTGTTAGCAATCAGCCCCGCGTTGTCCGTGTAAGTAGCAAGCGGAGTGCTAGAGCCAGCCTGATATGTGTAAATCTTGCCGGCGTTAAGCGGCAGTCCGTTGCTATCAAAAAATTGGAAACCGTTACCGATTGGGGAGAGATTGACGGCCATGATTATTTCCCGATGTCTTTGAGTTTAGTTTTCTTGCCCTTCGTTCCGGCCAAGGGTTCCAATGCCTGTTGGGTTTGTTTTGCTTCCGCCCTGGCGGCTCTAGCCTGTCTGGCCATCGTACCAATGGAGGCGCCAGGTACCAACACGTTTAACGTCTGTTCCGCGGCGGTCGCACCCTTTTCTGCCAACGCACCAACCAGGGTTCCGCTCTTGTTGAAGAATGAACCACTGGGTTGAGCCTTCACACGGGTTGCAACATCACCAAGAACGCGGAGTTGGTTGACAGTTTCGGCGGGCATGATGATGGCCATTTTTGGCTCAAGTTCTTTGAACGCCTTCATGTATGCGGCCTGACTGAAGTCACCCGCAGCGTTGATGGACTTGTCGCGCAGATATTGCAACACCCCCGCGGCCAATGCTTGGCGCTCTTGCGGCCCAAGGTTTGTCACCATCTGGCGCACGTTTTCTTGAGTTGCTTTACCAGCGCCAAACAAAAAGTCTCGCAACACATACTCGTCTGGAACGCCTTTGTTGATGATGTTTCCATAAGCCTGGTCACGTTTCATCAAATCAAAACGGGCCTTGGCTGCGGAACGAGCCTCATCGGCCAGCGGTTTGAGAGCGGCGGCGCCAGGTGAGAGTGGCAACGCATCTAATTCGTCCATCATCAACCGCGCAGCCATTCGTTCGTTGCCGTCTTTGCTCGATGCAATGACCTTGCCCAGGTTGCGGCGCAGGGCCAGATAGTTCTCAAACGTCATCGAGTTGTTCTCGGCCATCTGAGTCAGACTTTTCATCTGGGCCGATGGCGCGTTATCGGTCAACAATTCCGTGCCAAGTTTTTTCTCCACGTTAGAAAGCAATGTTCTAGCGTCAACGGGAAATGTGCCACCGGCTGCATCTCTAAGCCGCCCGTATTTGGCGGTGATGTCAGCCTCTAATGCGTTGTCCAGGTTTTTGTAACCCTCTTTGACAATCTTGCCCAGGTCTGCGGGAGCGGTGCTGAAGATGTCCGGCGCCACGGTGTCGCGGAACGCATCCATATTGCCAACCAGGGCATCGTTTTGCTCTTTGAACCGCAGGGCCAATTCTGGGTTTTTGCCGCGTTGGTTGTATTCCTTACTCATGGCCACAATGTCACCGGTGGCTTGGCCCGCGGTAAGGCGGACGGGCACGGGTAAGTTGACCGCCTGGGCGTGGTTTTCCAGCGCAACGGGGTTGATTCGCTCAACAGGAATAGAGCGGGCCACGGCCTGGTCTGATTCTGGGAGGCTGGCGATTGTGGCTTCAATTCGAACCGGATCACGCCGAGCGGCTGCGCCAACGCTTTGCATTGAGATGCCAGGCAATGGTTGCTGCAACGATGGGGCGGTGCCCTTCACAATCTGGCTGACCTGGGCGGCTTCCTGTGCGGTATATCTGGGCTTTGGCTCACCGACCGGAACACGGGCAACGGGCGCTTTAGCGGCCTGGAGGGCAACAAACTCTGGCGTCAATACCGGTGGCAGTTTGCTGGCCTCAAATGCTTTGCCAATTTGCTCTACGTTTTCTTTGCCAAACTCGGTTCGAGGTTGGTAAACAAACTGACCCATCCGCTTGGCAAAAACGTCTGTCCTGGTGTTGGGCTGGCCTTCGATGACATTTCGCACCAATTGCTCACCAGCAGCCAACGGAGCCACAAACGCGCCAGTCCCCAAATTAAGAGCAGTCTCTGCCATGCCGATAGGCGCCTCAAAAAAGTCGCTTACGCCTCGGATTTGACGGGGCTTTACTGGGGCGGGGGCTTCTCTTATCAAACGCCCAGATGCGTCAATTTGCGGAACCGCGGCCTGAAGGATTCGTTGTTGCTCGGCAGCGGCCTGGATCGGCGCCTGTTGGGCCTTGACGATTCTCTGTTGAATGATGTCCTCTAGCGTTCCGGAATCGGACGGGGCTGCGGACTTGATCCGCTTATCAATAAATCCCAGTAAGTCATCCATGGGTTCGCCTTTTACTTTCTGCACATAGGACGATGGGTCTTTGGTTTTGAACCCACCGTATTGGGCCAGGGCCGCGTCAACGTCACCCTTATTTTGATCGACAAGTTGCGTCAGGTAAATCCTGGCTGCATTTCTTGCCTGGGATTCATTAAACGGGTCAAACTTGATGCCCTGAGATTCCAGCATTTTGACCGTGCCAGGCATAAATTGATACGCGCCCATAGCACCGGTTTTAGGGTTGACTGCCCTTGGGTCACCGCTTGATTCCACCATCTTGAGACGGTCTAGCAAGTCATCAGTGACCATGACTTATCTCTTTGACGGTTTAGATTGGCTAGGCAGCGTTCCAAACTGAGACAGGGAACGGATGTTTTGAATTCTTGTTTTGAAGTCTTGCAGTTCAGCCGCATCAATCGGGAGAATCTTATCCAGAGCCTTTTCGCGTTGCTCTCTGGACATCCGAGAGTCCATGATCGACATGGCCTCAAACACTCGGTTGTCAGAAGCATTACGCGCCCAAACGTCACGGTAGGCGGGAAGGTTTGCGTCACCAAACTTGGTGGCAAACGCCTGGGCACCCTGGGCCTCTAGGTCTAGCCCTTTGAGTTCGCCGCGCAAACGAGAGGCGATGCTTATAAGAACTTGCGGAGGGTAAGTTTCATCTCCAGTGGCCCTACTGATCAGTTCGCGCATAGAGTCGGTCGATGCGCCTGATGCTTGGGCAATCGCAATTTGTGCGTTAGCAATGTTTTTGCTGAGTTCTTTATAACGGGCATCACCAAAAAACACGCTTACGGCCCGCTCAATATCGGCTGGCTTGCCGGTCTCAAAGTTGACTGTTTTTGACAGTTCAGCAGCACCGCGCAACACTTCGTCCACGTTTCTAATTCCGGCTGGAACCGTCTGTCGTGCAGATGCCAAACCGCTACGGTATTTGTTACCGGCGGCTTCGTCAGCCTGATATTGAGGCGTGACCGCCATAGCAACACCAGGTTGTGGCTTTGGATAGGGCAAGTCAAACCCTGGGCCACCTGGCCGCTGAGTCATATCGGCTGACGTCACACCCCTTGGTGCTGCTGGTTGTGCTGGGGCCGCGGGTTGAACGCCTTGTGGCGCAACGGGCATATTTGCGCCCATATCTGTGCGGCCACCTTCGGCCACCGGAACGCCTGGGGCAAACCCAGGGATAGGCTGAACCGGCCTTGGCATCAGGGGGTTGACCAACGATGGCTGGCCTGCAACGGACTGAATCTCTCCGGTTCCGCGAGACAGACGGGTTGCGGAATCGAGACCGGCCAACATCCGCTCGGTGTAATACTGTTTAAGGCCACCAGGGTTGTTCATGGCCATGGTGATATAGGGTTGGGCTAGTTTTTGGCCCTGACCTTCCCAAGGGATACCGGCATTTTTAGACTGCTGGATGGAGTTGTCAGTCACCAACGTGACAAGTGCCTTGCGCTCATCCGATGTAAGACTATCGGGCGCGTTGGCGGCTTTTACAATCAAAGGGTTTGTAATCATGCTGGTCTGGCCAGCGGCAATCGTGTTGGCCAAACCAAGGTTGTAATCCAGAGAACCCTTGGCCGCGGTAGTTTCTGCACCAGCGGCTTCAGCCTTGGTTTTTTTAATCAATTCTGGATACAGTTCGGACAGGCGGGAAAACTCCATGGCCTTAGTGGCCGTTCCCAACAGGTCAGACAGTGACTGTTGCTGCGGGCCTTTTACGCCTAGAGCAATGTCTGGTTTGATTCCAAAGTCGGCCATGATTAGTCCTTACGCAATACTTGTTAAAGCCGCCTGGGGCGCCATGGCTGAAGTTGGAGCCATGGTTGTAGCGGCTGGTGCCCCACCAAAACCACCAAATGGGTTTCGTCCCATCAGAGAGGACAGTTGCAAGTAGTTCGCTGGGCCTTGCAAGGCGTTCGTCCACGCGTTAGCAGCACCAACCGTTCCAGCGGCTTGAGCCTGGGCGCCGCCCACGGCAAGAGTTCCAAGGTTTTGAGCGGTTTGTTGCCCAGCGCTGATGCCTGTATTGACCGCGCCCTGACCCATTCCGGCAATGTTTGCCAGGGTGTTGTAGATGTTTCCGCGCTCGGTTTGGAACCGATTAAAAGCATTTCCGTATTCGGTCGCGGCTAAATTTTGGCCATAGTCTTGCAGGGCGCGCATGGCATTTCCACCAATCGCTCCGCCAGAGACGTTGGCAAGCCGTTCCGTAGCCTGGGTTCCATATTTCATGCGGAACGCCATGCTGGGGTCTAAATATTGGGCTAGTTGATCCCCGCTAAATTGACCAGTTAGATACGGTTTGAGCCTGTTGATGTCCTCTAAAGACTCGTAACCAATTTCACGGTACGGAGCCAAGTCCGCCCGTGATAGGTCATACATTTGTTTTTGGATGTCTGCCGCATAACGCGTTGCGCCGGCAGTTGTGTCCGCAGCCGACTTTGCGGCCTTAGACCCCATGTAGCCCGAAATCAGGCTTGATCCAACTACCGCTGCGGCTACCCAAGACATTTTTGCACCTCGCTACTGTTTACCAATTTTTTGAGTTCATTGTGTGAGTCAAACAACGCCGTCTCGTCTGGTTCGATCAATTCGGCCTCAATCTCATCCAAATCGGTCTTGTCAGTTCGGTGGAATGTGACCCCTACGGAGTCCTTCACCGCCAGCGTCACCCGCTTGGTTCCGGCTTTGGATTCAATTATATCGCCAGGGAGCAGTGTGACCATACCTTTTTCAGACCAGGCAATGATTTCACCCTTTGCGCACATAAAAAAGTGGTCTTTTTTGTGGGCTTTGCCAACAATCAAAGTTCCCGCGGGCCGGCTTAATTTCCGGCAGTACATTCCGCCAGAGAAATAATGCTCAGTCTCTAGTTTGGCTTGGGGCATCTTGACCATGGCCGACTGAAGGCGGTTGATTTCCTCTAAGGTCGGAACCTTAGGCAGAGTATCTACTTCAAACGTCATAGTAGGGCACCTTTTTGGCCTCACCGTTGACGGTGATGTTGATGAATCCCGCAGGGTTGGCCGGCAACGTAGCGGAACCCGCAGTCGCGGAGTTGCTACTGGAGAAGTTCAACAGGTTCAAGAACCACAATTGCCAGGCCCGCGTTGGCCGTTGGGTCTGGTCAATCAGGGGGCTGGTGGGAATCCGCTGGTTTTGTTGGACGGCCATCAGTTGTCCCCCGCCTCGGCTTTTAGGTTGGCAGACACAATCACCGCCTTAATGGGATCAGTCACCACCACCTCAAACACTCGGTCACGCGCCCATCCTAAACGGCGCCAAATTGCACGGTTTGTATAACGGCCCTGTTTGCCAATCGTTGTCCAGTATTCGTTAGACCAGGTCGAGCCGCCGTCACTAGACCAGCGCAGCATGGCCTGGGGGTCTTCACCCTGGCCTGTGGATAACCCAACGCCAGGTTGGAATTGAATTTGGAGTTCGTGGAAATACTGGCGCTGCAAGTCAGACGTCAGGTGCGGGGCACGGCGCAGCCGGCGAACCAGTTGACCGTCATCGGTGTAGTAGTCCTGGCGCAGCCAGTAGAGTTTGCCGTTCTCGTAGTCACCAACCATGACCTTTTGGTTGAAAAACGCGCAGCAGTTGCCACGGTGGCGCTCGTACTCGTTCATGTTGTTGGTATAGAGCCACTTATGCCAGGCGCCGGTGGTGTTGTCATACGCCCAGGTTAGGCCGTTTTCGCCCACGCTGGGAAATGTGACTACATAAACCTCATGGCCCTCTAATTGGTAAGTCCAGGCCAGGGCGTCCGAAACGTTCTGACCGACCAGGGTATTTTCCACGGCGTGGGTGCTGATCCGCTCTGGAAAATATCCGTTCATCCGCACGATGGTGGCTTCACCACGGTTGTTGCGGGACACATAAGCAAAAGAGTTGCCCATCCGAGCGCATGACCAACGGGCTGCAATACCCTGTTGAGTTGAGGTTCCTGGGATTCGCGTGAACGGGAACGGCACCCCGCCGGAGTCAATCCAGACCTCAGATGACATCTCACCCAACAGATAAACCTCGCGCCGGTCAACGATGATGGCCACAAGGTCATCCGGTGATCCATCTTTGGAGCCAAACGACAAAGGGTCGGTGATGGGGCTTAACAGGTCGGAGGCCGCAAACAGTTGGGACTCAGGCTTGTTGTAAACGAAATAGTTGTCCGTGATGTCTACGGTGCCGCCGCCAGTAAACGCGCCGTCTGTGGCCGGCAAAACAGACCAGTTGGACGCGTAAATGGTAGTGCTGGAAACCGTTTGGGACGCACTGACCGTATAGGTTCCGGCCCCGCCCGACCCAGTTCCCAAGGCCGTGATGATGGTTCCATCGGTCACACCAGTGCCGACAATGGTCTGGCCAATCACCAGGGTGCCGCTGGTCACGCCAGATACCGTCATGGTGGTGCCGCTAATAGACGCAGTCACGATGGCCGGAGAGGCCGCAGCGTTAATCGAGGTTGATGTAACGGTCTGGGACTTGCTGACGGTGTAGGTGCCAACCCCGCCCGATCCGGTGCCCAGGGCGGTAATGATAGTGTTTTGTCCAACACCGTTGCCAAAGATGGCTTGGCCAATTGCAATCGTGCCACTCAAAACAGAAGTCACGGTCAAGGTCGTGGTGCTAATTGACCCAGTAAAAATTGCCGCTGACGGGTTGGAAATCCGCCATGTGTATCGGTAGTCGTTGTCAACAATGTAGGCGTTCACACCGTTGTCCACCATGCCAACCAGTCCAGTGGCCGAGTTTAATTGGCCAATCATCTTGGGGGTCAGGTCGGATTCGAGAACGTAAACAAAGTCACCGCAGACGGCCATCAGTTGGGTGCCGCCGGACAGAGTTCGCAGGGCGCGGACTTCTTCCTGATTGGGGAAAATCGCCACCGTGTCCAAACCTGGAGTCGGATACAGGGCAATGACGCCGCGCTCTTGAGGTGACTTGGTGGGGTCAATCTCTGGATAGAAATTGATGCACTCCTGGGCGTCCTGGTAAATCGAGGGCGCCTCGTATGCGGCCCCAACGAATCCAAAGTCAGGCATTAAAAGCCTCCGGTCAGAATCCAGCCCGCGTCAGCCCTCTTGCCAACCACCAGGTTGTCATCAAACCGAGCCACCTGGATGGGTTTCATGTTGGTTCGCTTGATGGTGGACTTGGCGTTACTGGCAAAGGCGTTGATCATCGCAATCTGTTGCGGGTTGGACTTGCCATACATTGGGCATAACCGCTCGGCCAGGCACCAGCGCATGGCCATATAGTAGCCCTGCGGAATAACAATGTTGTCGTACAGGGAGCCAAACCGTTGGAACATGGTGTCGGCAAAAATGTGCATCTCACCCTGGGATGGGTTCGGCCACACCGTGATGGTTCCAAGGGTCTCGCCTGGCTGGTAGTAGAGCGCACGGGGCCAAGGGCCGTTCATGGTCTTTAGACCAATCAGTTCGTAGTTCTCCAGGTTCAGGATGGTCACCGGATAGTCTAAGCCACCGCCCTGGATGGGCTGGCCGTTGGCGGTCGTGTTGACCCGCACAAACGCGGAGTTGATCGACAGAGGGCGCTCGTAATAGGCCGAAATAGTCGTGCTGGCCACCGTCTGGGAGACGCTCACCGTGTACGTTCCAGCATAGTTAACGTTGCCGCCCGCACCGGTTCCGAACCCCACAATCTTAGTGCCCGCAGTGATTCCAGAGCCAGAGATGGTCATTCCCAAGGCAATCGCGCCCTGGGTGATGTTGGTCACCGTCAGGGTTGTGCCGCTAATGGAGCCGGTCACCGTGGCGCCAATCTGGCCACCAGGGCCGATGGTGTACTGGGTCTGGCCGGCAGTCAGTGTGTAAACAATTTCGGTCTTGTAAAAGACCATCATTTGCTCGTTTGACCACTGGTCGAGCATATCGTTGAGCATATCGAACGCGTCTTGGGCGTCCGCAGGGGCGGGAGTTTCACCGGCCTCTAATGCCCCGATGTCTTTTAGGGCGCGGCTGATGATGTCGATTGGTTGCGTCATATCGTCACCTTGAATGTGTCCACGGCCCAGGGCGGCTTGGTCGATGGTGCAGACTTCAGCGCATCCAGTTGCTCTTGTAGCCTTGATTTTATTAGATGACGGTCATTTTGGATAGTGTCCAAATCCAGCCAATGTGCGACCTGGGCTTCAGACAGGTCAGGCGTAATTTCGTACTGTTTTCGCATCGTCCAGTAGCCCTCGGTCTCTACCGAAAGGTCACCGTCAGTCGCTTTGACACGGTATTTGACCGACTTAAGAACACCGTCCGCAATGACGGTCTCAGAGATTTTCCAGTCAAACGCGGTCATTTGGCCACCCTTGGGCGTTAACCACGGCAATCAGTTCCTCAACGGACGCGCAAGCGGCAATCGCAGCCTCCAGGCGGTCGGCCTCGGCAATGATGGCAGCACGTTTGGTGGCCACCGCGTCAGGAATGGCAACGTCACGCTCGGCCTTGCGAATTACCGTCCAGTCGGTATGGGCCAGCATAGAACCGGCAGTCTGTTTGACCTGGGCGATCCATTCGGACTTCAGACCTTTGGTGACCAGGCGGATGCTGGAATCAACCATCGAATCGGTTTGAATGTCATAAACCTTGACCCACATTGGGTTTCCCTGTTCGTCCACTTCCTCGCGGTCGT